TTCTTTGGTCTTGTCCACAGTCTGTTTTATAGCCTGCTCTCTGAGCTGGTCTCTGAAAGCAAACTCATAAGCATCCTTAACATTCTCAACGCCTGTTGCCGCCTTTGTAAAAGCAAGCATACGTCTGAAGGTTTCGTTTTCCATAGCACTCTCGAGACTAAAGTCAGGATATGTGCCCTTAAGCTCCTCACCCTGTCTCGATATCTCAGCAAGGGTCTTCTGCTGCTCACGCTCAGCCTCAATGGTTGCAAGTCTCTTTCTTGCATCCTTAAGCTCCGCGTCTTTCGCATAAGTAAACTGCTCCTCCTCAACAGAGGTGCCGTTCTCAAGTGCCTTCTTTCTGAAGAAACTCTCATCACTTCTCATTGCCGCAAGCAACGCCTCAGGATTGTTCACATCCACACCGGGGTATTTATTGCCCACCAGGTTAAGTACCTCCTGCATGGCTGTATTTGACTTCTTAAGGCTTTCGTTCTCACTGTTAACCGTCTTGAATCTGCGGTTAAGATGAGCTTTAAAATCCTTGTCGATGTTCTCCTTGAAACGTTCCTTAAACTCCTCGTATGTAGGCTCCGCCTGACTTGTGGCATCGCCCTCAGCAGTGTTGTCACCGCCGCTCTTTGCACCCTGATTCTCAAGACTTTTCGGCTTGTTTCTCAAAAGATGCAAGGGTATGTTGGGGTTTTCGATTGTGGGCTTGTGGCCACCATCAGCCCCCTGTGCCTCTGTGCTGACGCCTTCTCCTGCGGTACCTCCAGCTTCACCGTCAAACAGAAACAGATTCGCTTTTAAGATTTTGAGCATCTTAAGCTCCTTTCTGAGGTCTTTGCCTCGCTTCAACTAAGGTAATATCCCCTTGCTCCACCTTCAAAAAAGGAAGGACAGGCAGAGGGAGGACACGTCCTTTTCCCCTCCGCCTGCCTCAATGTTAGCAAAGATAATTTTTAATTTCTCCCCACCAATGAAAATTTTATTTCAAGCTCCTCGGGATAGCTCTCCTTAATGGCACGCAATCCAAGCACAACCGTCTCCAAAGCCCCCATAACACTGTCGTTAAGACTTTCTCTGTATTCGAAAGAAATCTCTGCCTCGCCGCTCAGAAGATTGATTCTGAGATTATGCACAAGTCCTGCCTCAGCATCAAATCTCAGCTTGTTCACCAAAGCATAGATAAGTGCTGACACACCTCTGCAAACATCACTTATAGCATGATTTTTGCAGCTGATACTGATTCTTTTGTCTTTCTCGGATATATTAAACTTTGTCATATTACCGCCGCCTGACTCTGAGCCCTCTCAGCTGCTTTTAATGCCTGCGAATTATTGACTTTCACCGCTTCTCCCAAGGGATTCACCTGGGGTGGTCTTGCAGTAGACCTTGCTCCTGCATCGGGCATATGTATCTGATTAGGCATCTGGGGATTTACTCCGGCAATCTTTGCTTTAAGTGCCATTAATTCAGCGTTCATCTGATTAACCAAATCCAACAATGTACCATTTTTCTTAAGGACTGCAATGAGCTCGTCTTTACCCTCAAAACTCATTCCTTCAATGCAAGCTACTGCCGCATCTGTCATCTCAGGGTTAAACATACCCAGCTTGTACATGGTAAGCATTCTGTCGTTCACTTCCATTGTGCTGAAGGCGGTCTGCTTCTGTGCCTTAATCTGAATATCAAAAATCGGTAAACGGTAAAGCGGGCTCTCAGGTGTACTTCCCTCAAGCTCCTGAGGAATAAGCCTTGTATTATCAAAGCTGTAGTATTCCATCTTCTTATCTTCTCCTACAATACGAAAGAACTCAGGCTCTGCCATAAACTGTCTTAACAGATTTAATATCTTTCTGTCAATTCTATTTTCAACCTCATAAGAGTCTTTTATAATATCTCTGGATATCTTCGAGCTGCTCTCCTGCATTGCAAGTAATCCCGCCGCCGATACAACACCTCCGCTGGTTCCACCCTGGGATGCATCTCTGTTGGCGCTTGCCTCTTTAAGCTCGTTCACTTCTTCAGAAAGCATATTAAATGCCGCACCGCTGAGCTCGCTTGCCTTAAGAGGCTGTACATTTCTTACATCAAGAGTATTGCACTCAACAAAAGCTTCCTCAGGGTCTGCAAGCTGATTTTTGTTAATACCCGACTGTCTGTTACCAAGCATTCTGGGATGAGCATTAGAAATAATGTTATAAAGCATCACTTGCTTTAATTTATCAATAAACATCTGATAACTTCTGTAAATATCAATATAACCCATACCGAATACAGAATCCTCTACAGGATAAAGCGCGTCAGGCTCGTATGGAAATTCGCCGTCAAGATAATATCCGTTTGTAAAATTCTCTGTGTTTTCAGAAGCAAAAAGCACTTCCTCACCTGTGTACATACAGTAATGAAGCTTACCTTTCGTCTTGTACCAACAATGTATTACTACAACGTTTGTCGCGCTGTTAAAGTTGGTTTCATCACTTTTAAAGTTGGTTTTGTTAGTAGCAATAGTAAAAACTTTCCCTTTCATAAAAGGAAATGTCTCTACAAACACATCCTTATCAATCTCTTCAAGCTCATACACTCTTGGGCTCAGCTGAATATCGTCAATGCCGGGCTTCCAGAAAAGATTTAAAGGATTAATCCTTCTCAGAGATACACCGCCCGCACCGCCGTTCTTCTTGAAATCCCAAAATATTCCTGTAATCCCCAAACCGCTCTTCAACTTATCCCACCAGCGTTTACTGTAAATTTTGTAATACCTGTTATCTTCCTTAACCGTCTGAACAACCGGTCCTAAAAGCCGTGCTGTTTCCTCATCGTCCTGACTCCTTGCCAGAAACACCGACTGCGGAAAATTATCCATAGCGTTTGCATGCTGGTTTGCCATAGAGTTGAAAAGCCTTGCTGTTGTTGGCTGTGGTTTCTTTTTTAAACTTGAACTGATGCTGTCCCTTGAATACTGCCAATGTCTGAGTTTGTACCACTCGTTATTTTCAACAATACGTTCATCATTTGCTTTCTTGCCGTTCTGATAATCGGTAAGAATATTTGTCGCTTCACCGCACCACTTGCTGTCAATCTTTCCCACTCTGCCGGGGAACTCCTCTGTCTCGGGCATAGCCTCTGCCATCTCCTCGTCCAAAGGCATTACTCTTACGTCTTCCATAATTACCTCCTACAAATAAATCATCGGTTCTCTTGTGCTGATATTGCCTATATCAAGGGGGTTATATACCGCCGAAGGATTGCTCAGCACACTCTCCGTTTCGCCTATAACATTCTCCTGCAGGGCATATCTGGCCATATCGTAAATATGGTCCTCTGCCTCTGTGTCAATGTCCTCAACCTTCTTTTCCGAATACACCAGGTTCGGTATGGTTCTGATAAACTCAGTGCAGTTCTTAAAGCAGTAAAACATCGGTATTCCCTTGTCATCAAAGGCAAGCCTTCTGTGAAACTGCTGCTTTCCTGCAATTCTTGTGTTGTCACCGGGATTCCAGTACACATAGTAATTTTCCATCATTCGTGCGTAAGAGTTGCCGTTCTCCTCCGAAAATATCGAAGGATCCGCAACACCATATACTGTCCTGTCCTTGATATTCGGCACGTGCATCTCTATCTCGCGAATCTTCTGGGCAATCTGTCTGACTTCCCACTTAACACCCACATTTGGCTTTCCGGTGCAGCCGTAAAGCTCATAAATGTGGTAGTATCTGCCGTCCTCATCAACCGCAAACCACCCCACCGAGAAGGGCTTTGCATATCCCCAGTCGAAACTTCGGATAATGGGCCAGTGGGGCGGAATCTTAAAGGGCTCAATAACATGTGTCCACCTTTTATCCAGATAGTGTTCGGGGTCGTTTTTCCACTCCGTAAACACCTGTCCCTCGTAGCTGTCCCAGTTGCCGTAAAGCAGAGCATTCATCTCAGCCTCACCGCGGTTCGCAAGCTTCGCCATGTATAGTGGGTCTCGCTCTAAAATGTGAGGGTTGTCAAATACACTTGAGGGCACAAAAGCACTTGAAAGCCAGTATTTTTTCACACTGCCGTCAGGCATATTGATTTTGTGATATCTCCAGTTTGTTGTCTCAGGCGGTGCCGCCTGCACAAAATACTGCTTAACCCAGCCGTGGCCGATTCCTCCGGGGTTTCCCGTTGCCCTCATTCTTACCCTGGTACCGGGACCTGATGGACGGTTACGGCTCTGCATGTAGCTGTATTCCTCGTATGTAAAATGCGTAAGCTCATCAAAGCCTATAAAGTCATACTCGTGGCCCTGATACTTGTGCTTGTCCTTGGTGTGCTGCATACTGCCCAGCACGATTTTCGCACCACTCGGAAAATACCAGATGTGCTTAGATGCGTTGTACTTAGCACCTGTGTAAAGTTTCTTGAAAAGCCAGTGGCATTTCTCCTCAATCTCAAGCATCTGAGGATAAGTCTTTCTCAGAATAAGCCCCTTGTACGTAGGCACCTTGACATCCCTCAGAGCATCCACCACAAGGTAGTCACTCTTACCACCGCCTGCAGCACCTCCGTAAAAAGCCTCATTCTCGCCACGCATAAACATCTTTGTCTGCTTTGGTGTAGGTGTCCAGATAACTTTCTTAGCCACTGTCGCTCACCTCGGTGCCGTCTTCCTCAGGATCCTCGGGAGGAGTCAGCACTTCCATAGGCGGCAGCTCAATAATGCCGCTCTCCTCATCGTCTTCTTCCTTCTCTCCCAGGAGCTTATGTATCTTATCCAGAGTCTCCGCAATCTCCTTCAGACTCTTGGTGTTGATTTTGCCGTAAATGAGCTCAATATCCTTGCTCTTTGTAACGGTCTCCTTCTTAGGCTTGTGCACGTTCTGGTCGTACTCCGTCTCCTTCACCGTTGTTTCATGCTCAACAATGTACTCTCTGAGCTCTGATATCGCCTCACCAACCATATCCACAAGCCTCTGGGCATGGCCTTTTGCCTTATCTTTGTACGACGCAAGCTCCTTGCCTTGCTTTCTCGCTGTCTCTTGTTCAGCTTTTGTGTAAACATTGTGCCTGTGTTCACTCTTAAGAGTGACCCAGCCTTTTCTTTTGGCGGTTTTTCGTGCCTCTTTCTTGATAGACTCAATGGACACTCCGTATTTCTCCGCCAACTCCCGATAAGTTATATCTCCGGTAACGTATTCGTGCTTGATTTTATTCCAGTTGATTTTCTTTCCTTTACCCTTGAGGTCAGGCTCTTTTTTCTGCTCCTTTTTCAATCTCCTTCACCTCTTTGCTGATTTAAGGGTAACAACTATTTTTTTAAAACTCTCCCCACCAAAGCAAAAAAATAAGAGCCGCCTCAGCGACTCTCAGAGTATTTCTCATCCACAAGCTGCGCTATGGGACACCCCTTATAGCACTTCGAAAAACAAAAGCTCTCCTGAAAATTTCTTTTCTTAGCATTCCTGGAAAAGTACACCGCCACTTCTCCTACACCATCAAAGCCTTCACAGATTATTCCTATCTTCCCTTTTGTGGTCTCACGTCTGAAAAATGGACAAACCGTCTTCTCGTTACCTGTTTTATTCAATTCAATTCAATCCTTTCTCAAAAGCACTCAGACCGCAGACAAAAACCTGCAGTCTCCCCAAAACGTATTCATTTTTTTACATTCCCAACGTCCACTGGCACAAGCGGCAAAAACACAAACACCGCCGATGTTCCTGTGTAGTCGTTAAAGCTATACTGAGCATCCACCATATAGAAGCCTTCAGGAGCTGATGGTGCCACACCGCACTCAAACTCTCTCAGCTTCTTCTTGCCTATCTCTGTTACTCTCTCTTTGGGCTTTATGAGGTTACGGCTCTGCTTAAGACGTTTCTTGCCCGTTACATCCTTTCGGAGATACTTTGCCAAATCTTCAAATAAGCCGTCCATATAAAGAGTCTCTGCCCATATACGACCCTTTGTCCACAATTTCTCAAGAATTTTAAATTCAATCTCATTCACAACAACGTGAAAATGCCATCTGGTGCCCTTCTTTCCGCTCTCCATAGCACCTATGTATCTAAGAGCACTCAAATTGTGCTTTTGTCTGTAATATTTAAGTCTGCGAAGAAAATTGTTGATTGCTTTTCCAAACTCACTCTCGCTCATATCCTCTCTTGAGGTTATGGTCAGGTACATATCTTTACCCGGTGTGAAGTTGTTGGCAATCAGCCTTCTTGTTTCCTTCTCCGCTCTGATGCGATTTGCCTTCTTCTGCTTTTCAGGTGTCAAGGACTGACGGCAGGACCTTCCCAACGATGCCTTGTTTCTTGTCCTCTGCGAAAAGTAATACTCAACCTCAATCAGATTGCCGCTCTTGATTGTCTTTCTGTAATGTGGCATACCGTCAGCTCCTTTCTTTTTAACTTCATCAAAATTTCGTCAATAATTTAATTGCTAAAACAAGCTTTTAAAAGGCCTCCCGGGACCCTCATTTTTTATATACCTATATATAGACCTACACACTCCCGAGCACTTTCGGGAGTGTGTTTTTTCTTTGTTTTAAGGCTTCAGAAGAAGCTCCTTCGGGATATTGCTATCGTATATTTCTCTTGTAGGGATTCTGTTTGCAAGCTCCTTCAACTCCTCGCTGCCAAGCTCAGCAAACACGCTCGGAAGATAATCCCTTTCCACCTCACCCAAGAACCTGCACAAAGCAACTTTAAGCTTTTCTCTGCTATCCTCATCGGTCACCACCTCATTGATACACTCATCAATATCGGTGTTTCTCGCTGCGTGGTCATATAAAACCGAAAGGATGTAACTGCCGCTGAGCTCGTCTATTATCTCCAGAGCCTTCGGCAACGCCACAGGAGAACCGCTCCTCAGAAGCTCTGCCAAATCGTTCATATCCTTTGTGTATGTAATAGTGTTAACAAGCATGCGATGATACATATATCGTGCATGCACAAGGTCGTTATGGATATGCTCAGTTCTTAAGATATATTTTCTCTTAATCTTCGCACCCATTTCCTGAGTTACCGCTCCCATCCGTGAGAGCATATATAAATGTGCCATCGAAAGCACATAACTCATTTCTTCAAACTTCAAAGAAAAAAGTTCTTTATCATCCATATTCGGACCTATCTTATAGGCTAACCTGTCCAGCTCCGCATATCTCTCAGCTCTCGCACTCAGCTCCTGCTTCACATTCGTTTCCTGCATCCTGCACCTCCGATATTTCCGCTTTCAATGCTTTACCGCAATGAGGGCAAAACAAAGCAGTCTTTCCTACTGTGTTATAACAATTTCTGCAAAAGTCTCTGGGCTTACCATAACTCGGACTTCTTTCTTCTCTGTCGGGTTCAATAATGCCTAAAGTATCATAAACCCTCGGTAAGCAATCATCACAAACTGAGCATAACATCTTCGGTGCCATATAACTAACATGACTGAATCCTATAAAGATTTTATTCATCTCACGTTTAGGTAACTCTTTACCGCAAACCGAGCAATAACCCTTATAACGCTGATATGTATTACTCATTCTGTATCATCTCTTTCGGTGACTAAAGGTACACCGTAGTCCATCCTACGTGAACTAATATCAAACGGAGAGTCTTTTTTACATAGCATAACAGGCTTAATCGACATAACAATGTAATCGGCTTTTAACATCTCTTTGTTATTTAATATGTAGTCGATATAAACCAAGCAACTTGCACCGGTATAGCTTTGATTTTCAAACTCATTTAGAGCAAGCAAATCACCAACTTTAAACGGTCTATCTGCTTTCCTTACCTCAAAAGTTTTCTTGCCTGAAACAACATCAGCAAAATACTCAGGCTTGATTTTTAATTCGTGTATCATTATTCACCACTCACCTCATTCAACGGGTCTGAAGGTATAAATTTTACGGGTTCAAAGTCTTGTGGTGTAACGCCCAACTCAGAAAGATTTATTTTCTTAAACTCTCTGACAAACTTTCCATCAACTGTAGGCAGCGCACTCAGAGGCATCCAGTGTGTTATCCTCTTAACAGCACTTTCCATATAATCTTTAGGAAGTATCGAGCCACAGAATACAACCACAAGCCCATCGATATATCCGATAAAATCAGAGTTAACCTCGGGCTTGTCCTGCTCCACAGAAATCCACTTTAGCTCACTTCTCTTAAGCTTATCCTTAAGCTCCTCTCTCTGATAGATAGAATTAAAGTATTCACTTCTGTACCAGTCAACACTTTTTCTCGCATCCTCAAGGGCTCGTCTCAGGTGTACACTCTCAGCTATTGCAACCTTAAGCTGTGCACATTCCAGCTCAAGCCTTTCTTTTTCCTCTTTATACTCAGCAGCCGTGTGTACATATCGCATTTTCATATCTGATTCATAACTCAAATCTTTAAGCATTTTATCGTTTTCTTTCTTAAGCTTTTTGATTTCCTCTTTAAGTTCTCTTTTACTCAAAACAAACACTCCTTTTTATTTCATATTGGGGAACACAACCTGCACATCCACCCGATATTTTTTTATATATCTGTTCTTATCTTCTGTAAGGAGCACGCACTCCTCAGGCACCGTCTTCATAATCTGACGTGCAAGCTCTTTCGAAAGTTTCCTTTTGACATCAGATACGCCTTCTGCGTCTCTACCTTATAGCAAACTCCCTTATTAGGTAATACTCCGCCCAGCTTTTTAATAAGCCACCGCTTAAATTTACTTGTTTTCTTTTTCTTCATACATAACCTCAAAATCTCTGATATTTGCCGAAACGACTGTAATAATACTCACCGCCGCAATGTGGGCACTTATGCAGATTGTCTTCTGTCTCCTCAATACAGTGTGCCTCAATACCCTTTCCGCAGTGAGGACATCTGTACCATACTTCACCGTGAAAACACGCCCCGAACACAAGCTCGGGAGCTCTCTTATTTTTCATGTTCGCACCTCGTTACCGGGTATTTGTCTTTAAAATCATCCTTGCACTCATAAAACATACATCTGAGCTGCATCTTAGCCGTAAACGGCTCCATGTTCTCAAAATCTTTATCCTTAGTACAAGTACCTACGGCACCTATGCCGGGAGCATAAGATTTTTTCCTCAACTTAAAGTGTATGCACCGCTTGCACCTTCTGATGGGCAGCTTGTCATCCACCACACTGTAAAGCCACGCATCTCTTATGTACCAGGGATGATTTTTAATCTTCTCAAAATCCTGCGTATCGCGTCCGTAGCGCTCCTTAAACTTTTCAATTTCTCTGAGTCCTTCCTTCACCGAATCCGCAGGCGTAAACTCATCAAAAACAATCAAACTACTCATTTTGCTCTCCACCTAATTTCATATCACATTCAGGAAACAAATGATTCTCGCCTTCACTAATTGTAGTCTTCTTTTGTTCCTCGTCCTTTGCAACCACTTTCACCCTGCATATTGTTTTAGGCTCAATCAGAACAGGAAGCCTGCAACGCAAGTAATTATATTTGATGCTCATTCTAACCTCCTACGCAGATTACAGTCATAGTCAATCCACAGATTAGCACTGTAAAGCATTGCGTCGCGTGCATCTATTTTTTCGCTTGAAATATTCTCCACCGGCATATTTTCAATAATATACATTGCAAGTTCCTTAGCGAGCTCATCTCTGATTTCACGTTCTGTAAATTTTCGAACCAAGCAATACTCATTCGGCACCAAAAACTCAGCGTGCACCTTTTCTCCGCTGAAGTTTCTTACAACAGTCTTTTCTGAGTAAACCGTTCTATAACCGCCCAGCCTGCGAATAAGCCAGTCTTTTAATTTTTTTGGCATTCTTAACCCACCCTAACAAGTCGGGGTTATCGTGTATGTTGCCGACAACCCTTATACCATACATACTTCAGTATCCTTCCTCTCTCCATATTTACAAAAGAAATCATCTCCTCTTTCCAAGAAGATATCTTTTCCGTTTTCATTCCCTACCCATAAAGCACAACGAGCAGGGACATATCTGTGGGTGCAATCCTTACACTTTACAACCTCAACAGCATCAATGGTGGGAGCGTTGTCTATCATCTGCTTTAATGCGGTTTTAATAATATGCTTTGTTTTTCCTACATTTCTACCTCCAAGAATCAACACCTTGTTCATAATGCCGTCTATCGGGTCATACTCAAACTCAAGAGCGTTAGCGTCTATCAGTCTCTGTTCAGCCACTGTCAGCCCTCCTTGTCTTTACCTCTCGCTGAAGGAATAGTGATAACTGCCATTTTTGACCCATCCTCCAACCCGTCAACCACATTATCCACATACTCCTCATGGCCCTTCTTAAGCTCATCAACATAGGCCTTCAGAGCAAATGCAATAAACGGCAGCACAATCTCGTTAACAGGATTTATGGCCATACCGATGTTATAAGAAAGCTGGTTTATGTATTCTAAAGTCTTTTCGTGAAATTTCTCTTTCTCTTCTTTTACAAAAAGCTCCACCAGCTCATCTGCCAGCTTTTTGTTATTTCTGTAAAAATCAAAAGTAGGTAATGTAACCTTAGACTTCATAACACCGTACTCACGGGAGCCATCAAGAGAACTCTAACTCAAGCACGTTCTCTGCGCCGATTCTGAAGGTTTCACCTTCTTTAAAGTCGGAAATTTCTTCTCACGAGAATCGGAAGATATCTCATCTGTAACAAAAGCTCTTCTGATGCTCTCTACCTGTGCTTCAGTCAGCTCCGTTGTCTTTCCGTTAAGTACAATACAGTTTTTCATTTTCTTTGTTCCTTTCTTATTTTTTATTCTTCATATGAACTTCACAACGCCCAACGAAAGCCTTTATAATATCGGCATCTGTTAATGATGTGCCAGTTTTCATTATGTATCACTCCAATCCAAAGCCTGTCCGCATTCAGGACAATATTTTTCATAACTTTTAACTATTTCGCCGCATTCACAATGAAACTGACCACAGTTATACGGAACAACCTTCTTCGGCATCTGCTTTTCTATTGCGTTTCTTATAAAGTGCTTATCCATTAAGTACAGTTCATCAACGCCGTCATTTTTTGCATCCTCAATAATAGCTTCAACAATCGCCTTGTCGGTTGTGTCAGCCACTACAGCAGAAATCTTCTGAATAATGTATGAATTATAATCAAGCGGATTTTCAAAAGAAATACACTGCAAGGGGTCTTTGTTGAAATTCATTCTCCCTGCACCTCTTTAATGTATTTCCTTACTTCTTCATACATCATATCCATACCTTTTTCTAAGCCTGAGTTGTACTCCTTTTGTTCTGCTTTAATTTGGTCAAATCGTACATTTGCTTTTTTCCAAAGTTCAAATAGCTTTTCTTCTGTCATTCTTGCACCTCTTTGCTAAACGCTTTCTGTATCTATGGCACTGGCTTTTGTCTTTATGGTTATCACAACAAACAGCAGGCCAGTGCCAACAGAAATCACAAGGATGTCCAAATAATTCTCCGCAACGCTGTTTATCTTCCTTCATCCTCCTGCACCTCCTAAAACAAACTAAGCTGTTGCGGTTGTATTGTTTCGCAACCGCAATGTTCTGGCAAATTAGCCCTTACTAAAGCTGTTGCAACAGGTGGAGTAACAGCATTGCCACATCTGGCAACCTGTTTTGTCTTATGGTATTCTTTACCTTCAAAATCTCTATCAATTATGTAATCTGAAGGGAACCCCTGTGCATTAAACAACTCTCTCGGCTGAAGCATACGCATTTTAATATCCGTTATGATATATTCCTCGCCGTAGATTTCAACGACTGCAAATCTATCTTTGGTCGTTACCGTATCAAGCGGTTCTTCCACGGATTTAGGCACTCCACCTGAGAAATATTTTATAAGGAACGCCTGAACCTCGGCGTGATGAGCTCCGCTACAAGAGACCGTTGACAAAGGCTCATCAATCGCTTGTCCGTCCATATTATTTCTCATGGTCAGTATATGAGCTGTAACAAGGCTATTGTGGTCTTTTGCGGTAACTGTATCTATCGGAGCATCAATTGCACTACCTGCACCTTTGTAATTGCCACCATAGTTCTTCATAATATGTGCTACAGATAAAGCGTAACGAGGAGCTGTATCAACAGTCATAAGAGGTTCGGTAAGTTCCTGACCCCTGACCTCTTTGTCTCTCTGTTCACTGTGATACTGTACCAGGGTAGGAGCTACAAGATAATGCTTACCACTCGACACTACGGTACCTAAAGGTTCTTCAACACTATTTGCCCGTGGCTGCTGTTTTTCTCTTTCGCCATATCCCACAGGAACAATAGACGGAGTAACCAAAAAATTTCTATTGCCTGTGGTTACAGTTGGCAGAGGCTGGTCAACACCTGCTCCGACATTATTTGTGTTATTACACATAATTGTGGGTGTTACTACATAGTGACTATTTACCGCTGTGATTGTAGAAAGAGGGTCGTTTATATCTTCTGGTTCATTATCAAACTTGTAGTTGACAATAAAAGGTTCTGGATTGTTTATTACGAATTTTTGAATACCTCGGGCTATTCGCCTCAGAGTATTTTCGGCAAGAGGCTTTTCTCTTTCAAAAATGCTTTTAGCAGGAATACTCCAATCAATACATTCGGCTGCTGTTCTATATGGCAACATCCTGCCCGACTGTACAGCTTCGCTCTTCCGCGGTGCGTGAGTAGGTTCTGGCCAGATAATCGCTTTCTTATCGCTACGAGCTACCATATAGAACCTTGTCCTTGTAGTTGGTGCACCATAATCGCAGGATTTTAATATTTTATATTCGACGTCATAATCCAACCCTCTTGCAAGAATGTCTGCTTGTGAACTATCTATTTCAATTTTAAGTGCTTCGCAACACTCAATAAAAGCAGGATGCTCTTTTGATAGTCCCACAGTTAAGATTCTGATAAAGCCTTCAAATGTTTCTCCTAATCTCTCTTTTATAGGTCTGTTATCCACACCTAAAGGGCACCATGTTCTAATCTCTGGAACATTCTCGAGCATTATCACTCGAGGTCTGACTAACAAAGCCCATCTAATCGCTACCCACGCAAGCCCTCTGATATTCTTATCGACAGGCTTTGCTCCTTTTGCTCTCGAAAAATGAGTACAGTCGGGAGAAAACCACGCTAAAGCTACAGGTCTGCCTGCACAAGCCTCAACAGGGTCAACTTCCCATACATCTTCACAATAGTGTTTGCTGTTTGGATGATTTGCTTTGTGCATTGCTATTGCATCCGGGTCGTGGTTAATAGCTATATCAACGTTTCTACCAATAGCAACCTCTATCCCCGTAGAAGCACCGCCTCCCCCTGCAAAGTTATCTACAAATATTTCTTCATAAGTTCTCATATTTACGTTTCTCTATACCCAGAACAATATCTGTCTGGTTTCGTATTAACTCCGACAGCTCCTCATGGCTCAGACAAAAGCTGACATTTGCCGTTTTTCTTCTTAAGTGCAGCTTCTCTGCAGGTGTCGCTTTCTGATACTTGTCACAATTCCTGCCGGGCTTACTCTCTCGTTTCTTCCTGGTCAGAAGCATATAATCACAGTTATAGCTCAGGCAGCTTTCAGGTGATAAAGACAGTCCGTTCTCTTACAGCTCACGTTCTGCCCCTCCATTTAAAGTTACATGTCGCCTCACTATCAAAACTGCAGAGCTTACAAGCACAGTCAACCGTGCACTGTGAGCAGTCGCAGTCCTGGCCTTCGCAGACTTCATTGGATATTTTGTTCTTGCAGAAATTGCAAATATCCTCACCCAGAAGGACCTCTTTCATATCTGCCTCTGCCTGTTTAAGCTCAGCCTCAAGCTGATTGCATTTTTCCTTATATGCAGTAATTCCGCTATGCAGCTCTGAAAACACCAGCATAAGTGTTGGATTGTTTTCTTTGTTTTCCATCTGCATCTCAGCCGCTCTTATGTACTGGTCATATTTCTCAAGATTTTCCATGACGTCTCCTCTTTCTTCCGGGTATCATCTTCGGTTTAAGCACAAACTTCTCATCCTTTATCGCCTTGCCGCAGCTGCCATGATAAAGCCTGCAGGCAAACACGCACACATCGCGCCTTGTGCAAAAATTGCAGCAAGCCTTACAGTCGTATTTGGTGCAGAAATTTGTCTTGCATCTGAACACAGATATATCCCTCCTATTTATTTTTCAAAGCCTTTCGGCTACGGTATCTCTCAGCATTCTTCTTTCGGCAGGCCTTGCAATAACTGTATCCGTCACTGACCTTACCGCATCTCACGCATCGCCCGGACCACATTCTCTCACGGTACATATTCTTAAAATACCCGTTAAACTTCTCCGAGCACTGCTTACAGTGCACGTGCCCTGCCAAAGTGTTCTCGTCACTCTCTCCGCACTGCACACACTTCTTCTGTGCTTTCAGCCTCGTTGCTCTTTCTTTGGCATATTCTGCCGGTGTCTTTCTGGCCATTATTTCTCACTGCCCTTTCGCCATTTTGCCGCAGTATCAACCGCCACCACTACCATAAATGGCACAAGCCACAACAGCATCTCGCCGCCCGGTGCCATACTCATCCTCTGCGCTATGGCATACCCTTCAACCGCTGGATACACAAGGCACACAAACACCATGCATACTGAAAATATCAGCACATATAAAAGCATCTTGATTTTCTTTTGCATACTTCACACCCCAACAAACTTTCTCTCTGTAAGCAGCTGCACAACCGTCACATTTAATCGTTTTGCAAGCTTCTCCAACTCACCCAGCTTAAAGTTCTCGGGCTTTGCCCTCCTGCTACAGTATGTTGCAGACGATAACCTCAAGATGATTCTTTGCTCCTCAAGGCTCACTCCTTGCATCTTGCACAGTGATTCAATGTTATCTATCAGCACTGTATGCGTATCAGGAGTTTTTCTTGCCCTTGCCATACTTACACCTCCTTAGGTGCCGTATCGGCAACAAGCCGCTCCAGGCTCTTAAGGTTCTTAAGCTCCCCGGACGCAATCTTGTGCAGAGCTTTTCTCTGAGTCTCAAACTCCACCTTAAGATTCTCAATCTCCCTGGGACTAAGCCCCGTTTCTTCGTAAGAGCAAAGCCTTTCCAAAGCTCTCTGAATCGCCGTGTGCTCACTGTCAAAACTTTTACTTTTCACATAAAAGTTTCCGTCTCGGTTCTTTCCTATAATTGTTTCCTTTTCTAACATAGTCCTGTCCTTCCTTTTTTGTTAATCGTTGTTTCTTTCGGCGATAATTGCCTGGATTGCACCCATAATCTTTTCTTCTGCACCTTTAGGAGACTTCACACCTCGAAGTATCATAGAGATATAATCATTAGTAACTCCCAGTCTATCGCCAATCATTTGCTGGGTTATTCGGTGAAGATGCATAAGCCCCACCGCCTCTCCTATCCACTTTTCCATAATTCACCTCCGAAAATTATAAAAAATAGTTGTAATTTTCGAACTTATGTGATAATATGAGATTGAGAAATAAAACCAATTACGCATAAGTTCGATTATTCGTACCAACACAATTAAAATACTCTATATTTCAGAACTTGTCAATAGAATTTGTACGAATTTTTGAACTTTATCGTAGTTGCACAAATTTTAGAAAGGAAATTTATATGTTTTTTCTAAGATTCCGACAACTATGTGATGAAGTTAACAAATCCACAACAGCCGTAGCTCAAGAACTTGGCGTATCAAAATCCACAGTTTCATATTGGAGAAATACTGAAGGTGCAATTCCAAAACAAGAGGTAATTGCAAAAATCGCTGAATACTTTAGCGTTTCAATAGACTATCTTCTCGGAAACACCGACATCAAATCTCCGCAACCCACGTCAGAGGACGACGAGCTTCTCTTACTTCTCGACGAGCTCCGCAACCGCCCCGATATGAAAATGCTTTTCTCTGTTTCCAAAAACTGCACCCCCGACGAGGTTCGTCAAGCAGTTAAAATAATCGAAGCTTTAAGAAAGGATGACTCCTACTCTGAGTAGTAAGAATCAAAGGTATATGAAAAATGGAAGATTATTTTGTACGCACCATAAAACTCCCGGGCTCTATCAAAGGCATCACCTGCCCTCATAACGATGGCACCTTCTCTGTTTATATCAACAAAGACCTAAGCCGAGAATCCACCGATAAAACCCTCAAACACGAACTTATGCACATACAAAAAGACCACTTCTATGATGATACAAAAACCATAGAAGTGGTCGAATCCGAAGCAGATGATTTTATTTAATTAATTTTGTGAACATATCTCACGATTTTGTCGCTTTTTAGGAGGTTTCGTCATGGACTCCATAGAAGAACCACAGACTATATTCGACTTAACCTCCGGTGAGCTCGATGTGCTTATACTGTACCGCAAGCTCTCCCCCGAGCAACAAAATAAACTCGCAGACTATTTCAGCGAACAAACAAAAGATAAAATGCCGGAAAGGTAGTAATTACTATTATGGACGAATTGCTTGCTTCTTTAATATTTCCTATAATTCTTTTGGTCATAGTTTTAATAACAAAATGGAACGAATGCAACAAACTCAAGAAAACCAAAGAGTTAACCGCATGGACTGTTACTATCACAGACAGATATCGATGCTTCGATTTATTCACATATATATCACGAGCTCAAAAAGATTTAGAGTTATCGCAACCATATTGTATAGATAGCAATGAAATCGAATTTGCAAAAGAAATTTTAAATGCCTTACAACAAAATACTGCACAACTCTATTTTTACGACACTTTGCCAAAACCCAAATGTAAAAGCATCAGTAGCTGTGAAGCATACTTTATGTTTTTACTACATTGTTATTTAAAGAAAATACAATGTGCAGATTCTTTCTTGGGTCATAATATGCAGAATAAAACAATATCAAAAACGGATTACGGTTCTTGGGGTGTTACTCAATATGAGGCAACTAACGAAATAAGTGATTTTGCTCTTGTTGTCAATAAACTTATATATGTATCTTTAATATACTTAAGAAAATCTAAAGACTTTAATTATCTTAATAATGAATACTGGATTAACGACGAACAAAAGTCACTCGAAAAAATTATTTTCACTAAAGTAATTCATATTTCACAAATGTGTTAAACAACATTTCAATTAAATAACGTGCACAATCCTCAATTCATGCACGTTAGAGTATAAAAATCTGAGTTTTCAGCAAATTACAAGCAAATTAATTAATAGCAATTAACAAAACTAACTTATTTTCGTTAATCAAATAGAAAAAACCGCCCCTTCGACTGGTACTCGAAAGGACGGCTTTGGGGATGTGATTTATACACCATATCACACACAGATTATATCACACTCCCCTTAATATAACAAGGGGTATTTTTATACCCTTTTTTAGAAAAAGAGGAGGTCATTTTATGGCAAAAGCCAAAAAACTGCCAAGCGGTAACTGGCGTGTTCAGGTATACGATAATAACACAAAGAAATACAAGTCTTTTACCGCAAATACGAAAAAAGAAGCAGAATATAAAGCAGCAGAGTATCTCTTGTGCGCGAACAAAGAAACCAGCTACGAAAACATCACTCTTAAAGAAGCATTTGAAAGATACATTAAAAGCAAATCAGCTGTACTTTCTCCTTCGACACTGAAAGAATATGAGCGCATTAAGAAAAACGATTTCGCACATTTGATGCCTATGTTGTTATCGAACATAACACCTGAAATTATACAAACGGCAATCAATGAAATATCAGCAACGCTTTCACCAAAAACTGTACGAAACAGGCACGGGCTTTTACACTCGGTACTAAAAGCATACCGACCGTCACTTATTCTGAACACTCGATTACCCCAAAAAAGAAAAGTAGAGTATGTAATACCAACAACTGATGAGATTCAACTGTTGCTCAAAAACGCAAACGAGGTAACAAGGGTGCCTATATTGTTGGCAAGTTCGGGGAGCCTTAGGCGTTCTGAAGTTTGTGCACTTACCCCGGAGGATTTTAATGATTTTGGTGTTAACATAAACAAAGCGGTGGTTGTCAATAAAAATGGCGAAATGATAGTTAAGCCTCCCAAAACTTCTGCCGGGTATCGTTTTGTACAATTACCTCCGGAAATAATTGCAGAAGCAAAACAATGGAAACACTTTCAACTACACCCAAGCACATTATCCTCCAGCTTCGACAGACTTGTTAAAAGGCTGCCTGTTCCGCATATAACCTTTCATAAGCTCAGGCACTATTGGGCCTCAGAACTTCACGCTCAGGGTGTACCTGACCAATATATAGCTAAAGTCGGTGGATGGGAGAGTGTAGATATGCTTCACAAGATATATCAACATACCCTCCGTGACAAAGAGGATGAAATGTCAGACAAGATAGTTAATATATTTGCTAATAATTTTACAGACGATAAAAAAACCAAAAATGAAGTTGAAAAAAAGACCGCGACCTGAATATCACACGAAATATCACACGCAAAATATAGAGTGTAGTGTTAATGCGGTTCTTCGGGTGTTTTGTAACGGGTTCAAGTCCCGTCACTCGCACCAAAAGACATCAACGACCGTTGATGTCTTTTTCATTTTTAGCAGGACTTTACTGGTAAAAAACAACCGCAACCCTAGTGTTCAGCTAAGGTTGCGGTATTTTTGTATGTTCCTTTTTATTCACTTTTGACTTTTCACCAGCACTTCCCTGCTCAAACGATTATTCATCGTTTGGGAATAAAACGGGTACTTTCGGGAACTTTACAAAACCCCCGAAAGCCCCATTATAGCTGCATTCTAAGTCTATTCGCTTAGCATCAGGGAATAAACACCGCAAAAACAACGATTATTGTATCAAGAAATACCAGTTTGAGTGTGCTTCCGTTTTGAATGTCTATGTAGCTGTATCGACTTTTTACTTATTTTTCTGCAATATCGTGTGCTTGACCTAAAAATACAGGATATCCACTTTCAATATAGTATTCTTTTCCGTGTTTTATAGTATAGAACTGCTGATATTCATTTGACATGCAATCAATATAAACGATCCCAAAAGTTAACCCTTCTTCAACAATATTATTGGAATAGGCTTTAATCTCTAAATCAGTTGTTTCATTTACTTTCACAAGTCTATTATATACAATGCCACCTATATTCTCATTAGTCTGCAAAACTAGTGTTTTGGCAAACCCACTGCCTATATTCTCAATTTGAACATTAAAAAGAAAAAGAGTCGAATCGTTATTTTTTCTATTGTTAGTACCCTCTATGTAATATGTCTTTGTTAAATCTACTCCCACAATATGTTTCTTGTTAAGAATATTAAGTTCCAAAAATGGTAGATGCTTTACTCTGTCTTTCTTCGCATCAGAATTCTTATAATATCTTATTGTGAAAAACACCCCAATTACAGAAAGTGTTCCTGAAATAACACCGCCGATTATGCCTCCCCAATAAGAAGCTACAGAGCTAAGCCAAGCAGAATTTAAATCATCATTTACAGATATACAATCTAAAGAAATTTGTAGAGTCTTTTCTACACTTATGGCTATTAACGCAATGATCAAAAAGCATACTGCTGCAAGCAATATTGTCTTTAAAACTTTATGTTTATTCTTTTTGTGCATTGGTATACCAAATCGATCTTCTTCTATTGTGAATTTGTTTTTCGTCTTCAAACATAATCATCCTCTCTTAATAAAACCCTTAAACTATTGCAATAAAAATCTGTAATTGTACAAACTTTAATTTAATTATATCATTATTTTTCTTAGAATACCAGAATGTGATATAAAACAAATAATTTATTTAGTAAATCTTTAGCTTTCTATTGAAAAACAACTAAAACCGTACTCCTCAAAATCGAAAAGTACGGTTTTAGTATAAGTGTTGCAAATAATTATTATCCTGTTTTTGAAGTTAAATTAATGGTTTCATCAAGCTTCTTTGCGGCATTACGCTGAGCTGATTCGTATGAATGTGAATAAATTTGCAACGTGAGTGCTACATCTGCATGCCCCAGGTTATGCTGTACTGTCTTCGGGTTCTCTCCGTTTTCTATCAGTATGCTTGCATAGGTATGGCGAAGCCCGTGGAATTTCAGGTAACGAATTTTATCTTTATGCCTTTTCATAAATCGCTGATAGCTATTTGATATTCCGCTTGGACTAAAAGCTTCACCGTTAGGCTTACTGATTACATAATTACTGTCAACAAAGTCTTTTCCGTATTTAAGCTTATTCAATAAGTATCTGTGTTTGTATTCTTTAAGTACATTTAATAGTTTTTCTGGAATGAAGATTTTACGGATACCTGATTCTGTTTTAGGCTCTTTTATATATTCCTCTTTCTCAACTACCACACGGCTTTTAGAGATATAAATATATCCTTCCTCAAAATTCACATCAGACCAAAGCAATCCTGCCATCTCTCCACGTCTGATGCCTGACAGCAATCCAAGATATATTATAAGTTTTATATCAGGGTTTTCATCCTCATCAGCAAGTTTTAACATCAAGTTGAATTCATCCAAATTGTATGCTTCGACAGGTTTCTTGTGTTGACGAGGTTTTTGAATTTTGTATAACATCGGATTTGCTTCTCTTTGGATGATATTTTCCTGAACTGCAAGAGTAAAAATCACATTGAGAAGCATTAAGTAGTTTTTTGTTGATTTAGGACTAACGTGGGAACAGAGAAAATTAACATACTCCTGTATATTTCTAGGTTTTATATTACGTAGTTTTGCTTCTGCAAAATAATTCTTTAGTCCGTATGATTTTTTGTTGTAATATGCTGACTTGTAACCTTTGAGTGTTGTAGGGCTAAGAAATTGTGTATAGGTAGAAAAATATACCTCAGCGAATTCTCCGAACGTTAAGTTATAATCATGGCTTAACGCTGAACCTCTTGAGTACTCCAATTCACGCTCAGCTAAGAATCGCTTTACTTCTGCCAAGGTTGTTCCATCTGGAAAAGTTTTTGTAGTTCTTCTTCGTTTGCCATCAATATAACGAGGAAGTTCATAACTCACTTGATAGTGGGTACCAGTTTTATTCTTCACTTTTCTGATACTGGATATAGCTACCATCTCCTTTCTAGAGAATAATATATCATTATTTATTGCTTTATAGCATATCGGGGCAGAGAAACCCTGCCCCTGAATTTTACTGTCTTGACATATCATCAATTAGTTTTTCGATGACTTCTGTCATTCTTTCATCTACGATTTTGAACTCAGTAATTTTTGAAAATACATTTCCACTTTCAAGAGTAATATTATCTACCGATATCAGAACTAAATATCCTTTTAAACAAGAATAATCTGCCTGTCTGAAAATAGTACTCGTCAAACCCAAATCACGTTGAACACCATTATAAACTGCATCTCTGAATGTTGTAGTAAACTTGAATAAACAAACATCGTAATTATCAGCTAGAAACGCAACATAATATTCGCCACAATGTTTCATGCTCGGCGAACAATTCATAATGTAGCCGATGTAGCTTCCGCTATATGGAAATCCCCACTCTTTTTTGAATACAAAATCCTCACCATTACCTTGAATATAGTCAAAAAATGTATTTTTAGCCAAACAATAATTACTGATGTTTTCCTCGTTGAATCTATACCTTCTTACAATCTCAGCATCTTTTTCTGTTAACGAGGTGATTCTATAACCGCAAAAATTATATACATTATTGCTACTTTGCGGTTTGGTAACAGGTTGTGCTTCGTTAGGCTCGCTTTTTTCTGGAACACTTTCATCAATCTTATTTTCTTCAGTTTCAGCATTTACAGATACATTTGTTTCAGTTACTGTTTGAGTACTTACATCATCACTATCATCATCTTTGTTGGTGTCATTTACAATTGAGCTTAGTTCATTACTTTCGTCAAGTTCATCCAGTACGCTTAAATCTAAATCCTCATCACACAAATCAGGTCTGGTTGAATGATTTGTATTCATATCTTCTTTTCTCTTTGGTATAGGCATAATTATTGTACCTCCTTATTATTTTGGACAAATTCAGGTATTAGTTCGAGTGCTGATTTATATATATCGTAATCAATGATTTTCATGTTTTTAGCAAAACCATTTTCAACAGATATAAAATATGGTTGACCGAAAAGCAATTTCAGGGCTTCGTCAACATCACCTATTGGCTCTACCAAGCCTGTCAAAACGCTCTCGAATTCCTCATTGGAAAGTTTAAGCAAATATCTTTCTTCGTTGATAATAACATCAACATAACACAAATCATTGCTCATAGTTGCTGTGATGATAACAGCTAACGATGTTCCGTCCATTGTTACATCTGTTAATTGACCACAATTATTTTTTTCGGTATTAAACATACATAATTTTTCTTTCATAAATTTACGATAGCTTTTATATAAGCCAATTAGTTTTTCGATTCCACCGAAGTACTCAAACTTAATTAATTGATTTTTTGAAAATTCGTTCATATTAAAATTACTCCTTTTAGTTTTTGTTTTGTTCACACCCTTCCACCCTAAATTGCAGAAGGGTGCTGCTTCTTTACATATCATTACTTGATATAATTAATTGACTTGACATACTCATAGCCCTTGATTTTGCATGTTGTGAACTTCTCACCTTTGTCAGTAAAATGCGCTTTTAATAGTCGCCAAAACTTCTGGCAATTCAGTATTTCGTAGGCATTTTCTGTACAAAAGCGGACGTAATTTTGGTAAACAGCTGTTCTTTTGATTTTACTATGTGGATCAAAACAAAATACTTCATCGAAAAATTCTGAAACAGGATTTAACGATTTTTTGTATTTCTCCAGCTCTATCTCACAGGCTCTACAAAAAGTAAAAACATAAGAGTTCTGCTGTAGACGTTTTAGACCCTCAATAGACCAATGAAATATTCCAGACAGTTCCTTTTCAAGTTTAGCGGGGAGTTCAACATCTATCTCATTGCTCTTAAATGTACGCTTAAAAGGAATTATTATAATCTTACGAAAAAAACCATATGTCAAATCATCGGAATCGGGTAATGAGTTAAATAGCAAAACCAGTTTAACGTGTAAAGCTACACTCAACGCATCTCGATACTTACGATTAATTTCGACTGTATCTCCAGAAACGAGTGCTTTGAATATTTCCGAACTAATTTTAGCTCCACTGTTTTCAGCAGCAATATTTACGTTTGCATTAATCAGACTGGCTAAACCAAAGCTTCCACCTAATGCAGTGAGATTGGTATTTGCATAGTTACCTTCACCTACTAGATTTTGCAAAATTTTAGCAAAAACTGACTTGCCATTACATCCGTTTCCAACTAAGAAAAAAGCTTTCTCAGCAGATGTACTGTTACACAAACAATACCCTGCCATCTCTTGTAGCACTAGTTGCAAATCTTTATCACCGCAAGTAATATCATCCAAATACTTATTAAAACAAGGAGTTGCCAAACAATTGTTATATTCAAAGGGCAATTGTACTGTGCTAACATATTCAGGCGAATGAGGTTTAATCTCAAAGCTTTTCAAATCAAGAACGCCATCTAGCAGATTAATGTAGTCTCCGTGATTAAGGGTTAAAGCTACTTTTGCTACATCTGTTTTAATTGTTCTAAGTGCCATATTCTCAAAAGACGGGTTCCACAAATCAACAACTAAATTCATTGTATATTTTATTAGCTTACAAATTTTTCTCATGCATTTCAATTCGTATAGTCCTTTTCGATAGTTATAAATAGCAAAGTCCTCTTCATTAGGCAAAAGAATTAAACTGACATATCTTATAAAAAAGCGTGAAAATGTGTTGCAGCAGAATGTGTATCCTCCTTTTGGGTTTTGAACAAAACCAATACTATCTAAATAACTATTTTTATCGTCTTCAGATACAGGATGATTAAAAATTGGAAAATCAGATTTGAGATAGTCTTCTACTTTTATTTCTATAACGTTTTCCATAATTCCTCCTTAAACAAAATTTTTGTCAGGTGGTAAGGGTGGTGTGTGAAAATAAAAACACGAAGGAGAAAACGAAAAGAAACGCTTTATTTTTTCAAAACACTTACCACCCTGACCACCCAAGGTATATATAAAACAAATAGCAAATTCCAACGTTGTAATATAAATCCGCTATTTGGAATTGTAAGAATTTTCCTCACTACTAATATATGCTCAAATTCATCGAATATTTACTTAATATTACACATTGAGATTTTCAAATTTGACAATTCGACAAATTCTATTTATATAATATGTAAGATTTTCCAGAATAACACACAAAAAAATAATCAAGTAAAAAAATAACGACAATATTCCCTAAATAGAGAACATTGTCGTTATACAGTATTATTATGATTTCTTTGCTGTACTTGGGATTTTCGATTTAGACTGGGTTGCTTGACTTGGCTTCTTAATTTTGAATTCCTGTAATCCCCATGTAGCATCATTAGCCCTAATTCCGATATAAAGCGGATGAGGAGCAATTGTAGAATCGATTTTTCTATCAATTGTTGTTAGCTGATAGAGTTTGTTTTTTGTGCAAAATTTTAGAAACATATTAAGTATTCGAACTTTAGATTCACCTACAGCTTTTGAGTTTTGCATTGAATTGCCCCATGCAATTACGAATTTTGAATTAGAGAACTCCTTGCTATTCATTAGTTTTTCAATATACTGCATGTTCTCTTCATCAATAGTTAATCCTCGCTGACTTGTTACAGTTTTAGAAAACAGATTAACGATATGAAGTTCGTTAAATCCTAACTCCTGCATGTGAGAAACAAGGTGGTTTAGGGTGGAGTCATTTGAGGAAATATTCTCTGCTGTTCGAGTTGGGTATAGTGAAATTAGATAACCACACTCACCCTCGCACCCTACTAATCTTTTTACCAGCTCGTATGTATGCATTCCGTCATCTGATGTTACAATCTCGGTTTCTACGATAGATTTACAATTTTTCAATTAAATTTCTCCTTTCATTATTGAGTCGAAAATATCTTTTTTGCCTATAATCTCAATAACATTTTCATTATTTAAAACTATAAACCCTCTGCAATAACCACCTGCTATTTGCTCAATATACTCAAATCTTTCTTCATTTATAGGTGACGATAATCCAAACCGAGTATAATCATAAAAATCAGATGAGTTTTCTACATAAAAAATTGCTCCGATTGATTCAATAGAACCTTCGGAGCATTCATCTTTATATGTATAAAGCAGATGATTTAGTTGATTCTCAATGTGCTTTTTAATACAAACATCTGCAATTAAATCCAGATCATCCTTACAAGTAATCTTAATCATTTCAGTAACCCCTTATGTGGCTTTTTGCCTGTACAAAATAAAGCTATTGCACACATAGCTCCTTCCAACAAACAAGTCACCGATACTGTTGAAACAGTTAAAGCCATAATCATTCTTTAGCCTCCTTTTTAACTCTGTTGAGTAAACACAATATGCCTAATGTGCCGAAAAATCCAATCATAAAATATTTGATAATAATCATCCTTTCTCAATAATCCTCTGCAAGTATCATTGTTGATAATCCAGGCTCTAAAATAATATAGACTTTTTCTTCTACTGGGTTGTTTGTAAGTAATACACACTCCTCTCTAAATTCTGGTTCTTCTTGATGATGTTCAATATGCTGAACTCCGTTTTTGACAGTAAGACTAAATATCTGCAACCAATCTTTGTCCTCATCCATCATATCCACCATATACCACATCATAAGCTGAGTTTCCTCGGGTATTTTGCTTGTCAAATTAGAACTAACACACCGCATATAATCACCTCCTTACAAACAGAAAAACACCCACCATTCAAAAAACGAATGATAGGTGTTTTAGTTTTATTACCTAAATATTATTTTGGATATCTGCTCGCAAGTTTTTTGACCTGTTTTAAGATCTTGAATTATTGAATCATAGTTTTTTACTTTAGAATTATATTTAATAGCACCTGAAAATCCGCAACTATCACCTATTTTTTTCAAGTCCTCGTTAATTCTTGAAATCATATATTCAAGAAAACTATTCTTCAACATATCAAATCTGATTATTCTATAAACTAAATAGGGTTCACTTAAGAACTGATTGCTATTATTTCTTGCGTTCCAATAAATATTCTTCATCTTTTTCAATGTGTGGTACTCATTTTTCTTTACATATTTATCAAAATCAAAAAATTTGCTTTGTACTAATTCTATATCTGGATTTTCAAATCTTCTTAATTTCCTTATTCGCTTTACAATATATCTTTTTCTAAATCCTAAATCCTTTAATCGAAATTCTACTATATTTTCCTCTTTGATTTTACCTTTCACTTTCTTACGTTGTTCTCTATACACCCTATAGTATAAATGTTTTCTTCTAACTTTAATTTTTTTACAATTGATACATTCATATGAAATCTTCATTAGTTTGTTGTTTTCATCGTACCAATATATACGTTCCAAAAATGCTCTCCCAAACAATATTAGATTTTCCGCAATATTAGATAGCAATTTATCTAAATCGTATCTTAGAAAATCATATCCAAACAAATCTTCAAAAGTATCAATTGTGCCATCAAACTTGTAAAAATCATCATTTTGGTAATTCTGAGACAAACATATAGAATATGAAGAACAAAAATCCTGAAGAAACATATGAAAGTTCAAATTAGTGTTAACATTACGTATAAGCAAAGAATACCGTTCATCTGAATAATCTGAACTCTTCTTAGTACTAGTATAATTATTGTCGATACTATTATAATATCTCAT